CAGCTTCGGCGGCTCCGGCGGCATAACTTGAGCCTTCGCAAAGCAATCGAGGCATTCCTCGCTGATCCACCACTCCAACAGGGTTATCCGTGCAAGGTCAACCGCCTTCTGGCTGATTTAGCCAAGGAAGACGCACAAGCCCTCGAGGAGTTGGTAGATAAACAGGACATTGCGGCGGCAGCAGTCGCTCGGCTCCTCAACGAGCACGGCTTCGACATCAAAAGCGCATCCATCATCAAGCACCGCAAACGCGGTCAACACAACGGATGTCGGTGCGTTAAAACAAAATGACTCTCCGTGCCGAGATTAAGAAACTAATCAAAGCCAGCAAGGAGCCAAAATCCACGACTCGAATTTCGTTTCCACAGACGGTTCGGTTGAGGATTTTGGCTCGTTGCGGATTTACGTGTCAACACTGCGGCGCTAGTCTTTTCGAGATTGAGCCACACATTGACCACATCGTTCCGCTCGCCAAGGGTGGCACGAATGATGAAAGCAATCTGCAAGCATTATGCGCTCCCTGCAACTTGGCCAAGGGGACGCAAGACGATCAGGGGGCAAAGCTCATGAACCGCAAGGAAATCCTCGACGAAGCCAATCGGCTGACTCATGGTGACCGTGACAAGAATTACGGCACTCCAAAAGTGAACCACGAACGCATCGCCGCTCTCTGGTCGGTTGTATTAGAAACCGAGATTAGCCCCGCGCAAGTGGCCCTCTGCATGGCTCAGGTCAAGGTTGCCCGCCTCATCGAGTCCCCGGAGCATCTCGACAGCTTCATCGACGCCGCGGCTTATATGGCCATCTCAGGCGAAATCGCCACCGAAAACCCTTAACCCTTACCTAACGAAGCCTTAAGTAAAGGCTAAGCCCCTCAACGCCACCTCGCCGGCGTTGGGGGGCTTCTTCGTCGTTTCTGGGGTATTCTTGGCGTGGCCCCAGAACCGTCCCTGAAACTCGATTCCGAGTAGACCAAACGGCTGGGGTCTTTCCACGACACGCCGAAATCGCCTAGTTAACGGTTGTTGACATTCCCTGCATTCGCTGATGAACTACTCCTAGAGCCGAGGGGACAGGAACCCGAAGCATCCAGAACAGGGGCAACAAAATGCTAGGAATAGTTATCACAACTCTGGCCGTGATTGGTACGGCAGCTCTGATCATGTTCATTCCACAACAGGACATCGACACCGAAATTGAGGATTGGCACAACTTCAAGAAGGCGCTCCGCAAATGAACAAAGGCGACCAAGTAGTCCTCAGTTTCACTGGCACCATTACTGAAATTTTCAAGTCTCCCGCATCCATCGGGGGCATCGACATCATCGAAATTGAAACCGAGCAAGGTATCCAGCATATGTTCTGGCCCGCCGAGGAATCATCAGTGACCGTGAATGTATTGGCGAAAGGTAATAACTAATGATCCGAATGAATGCAGATGTGTTCGCAGCCCTCATGATTGGCGTTGCGTTTATTTTCACCCATATTGGCAGCTTTTATCAGTATTCCAAGCGCGAGGGAACTCACGAACTCAAGCGCGAACTCAAGACCACACGCGTTGAAGCGGAAAAGGTCAAGGATATTCTCTACCAGCTCACGCACCATTCCACTTTTCGGACGCCATCCGTCAAGCAGTCTCGGCGTCTCGAATCGGTTAAGGGCTAGTGTCCAAGGCCAAGGCTAAGGGGACATCAGCAGAGACAGCTCTGGTGAGATTCCTACAAGGTCACGGATTTCCGGGGGCAGAGCGCCGCGCACTGGGTGGGGGAAACTCAGGCGAGGATCTCGGAGATGTCACCGGAACTCCGTGTCTGGCATGGGAAGTCAAGAGCCATCGCACCTACAAAATCCCTGCATGGCTTGAGGAGACAAAGCTCGAGACCAAGCACGCTAAGGCCGACTACGGAATTCTTGTTGTAAAACCTAACGGCGTCGGGTTAACTCGGCCCGGTGATTGGTGGGCAGTTATGTCCATCTCCGACATCGTTCAACTACTCAGAGAAGCAGGATACGGCGACAGGAATGTTGAATGAAATTTTTAAGAATTTTCCAGACTTCGACAATCCGTTATGCGCGGAAGTCGACCCAGAGCTCTGGTTCCCGGAAACTAGCGAAGAACGGCGCATCAACACTCCCCACGCCAAGTCAATCTGCGGACGATGCGATCACCAAGTGGATTGCCTCAAATACGCCGTGGATCACGCAATTCCAGACGGAATATGGGGCGGGCAGACTGAACGTGAGCGAACTCGTTTCCAACCTCGAAAGGTTTCTGGACGAGTCGCCCATTCCAAGGGGGCGAGAGCTGTCTCTTTCAAGCAACAAGGCTACACAAACGAAGAAATTGGACATATTCTGGGAATCAAAGCTGACAGTGTTGTCACGGCCATCATCCGATACAAAAAAGCAGTGGAACGGATGAACCGATGATTACTTGGTGGCAATTCGGTCTTCGTTTATTCCTCACGATTTTGCTTGGCGTCAATGTCGCATTCGTCATCAACCATATCCACTCGCCGTTGGTTATCACTCACGAAGTGGCCTTCACCGACGCCACAGCGGATCAGGTTGCCCGGGAACTTTTGATTCCAAAGCAGTACGAATGCCTTCGATATGTCATGACGGTCGAATCACATGAGAATCCTTACGCCAAGTCTCCGACCAGCTCAGCGCGAGGAATTGGGCAGCTTCTCGCATCTACCTACAGAAACCTCGGAATAAAGCACTCGAACGACCAGAAGGCTCAACTGGTGGCGATGCTTGCCTATATCTCGGAGCGTTACGGTTCTGGTGGACCATGCGCTGCAAAAGCCAACGAACTCAAGCACAATTTCTACTAAGGGGAAACCATGTCAGAATTCACCATCGACGACGCCGTCGAGCTTCCAGCATCCGTCCAAGGATGGCTCGGCGAATATAACCGCATCAAATTCGAGATTAAGAAACTCGAGGAGCAAGCCGACATTGCCAGAGCTCATGTTGAGTTGGCACTCGGCGAGAATCCGCTGGGAACCATTAACGGCAACCCAGTCATCAAATTCGCCTACATCGAGCAACAGCGCTTCGACGGCAAAAAGGCGAAAGAAATCCTCACACCCGAGCAAGTCGAGTCCTGTACCGTGACAACGCGCATGAGACAATTCCGACCCATCATGCCGGACGATGAGTTGTGAGAAAGTACAACAAGGTTGAGGAGTTGCAAGATTTTCTCTGCGGAGCATTTTGCGACACCGAAGCTGGATTGCATAGCTACATCGGACATCACAAATGGAAAGACCACGCCACCCGCCGGTTGCGTTTTAAGATTTTCGTGAACTCCTACTTTTGGGCTTCATGGTATTTCATCAAGGGGGACGACAATGATTGACATTTACGATCTAGCGACCGAGGTTCGAGTCAATATCGGAAGCGCATCAGCCAATTCCGCTCGCTCGCTACAAAAGGCCGTCGGTCCATCCGAGGTCGGGGGTGCGTGCGTCCGCAAAATCGGTTACCGCCTGACCCAGACGTCACCGACCAATCAGTCCGACACGTGGTTGGCGACCATTGGCACGGCAGTCCACGCTTATCTTGCGGGAGTGTATGAGCGCCTGAATGAATCTCTGCCACAACCGCGGTATCTCGTGGAGCACCGGGTCACCGTGGATCCTGACCTCGATTTTGGTGGCAGTTGCGACCTTGTCGACCTTGAGCGCAAATGCGTCATCGACTGGAAGGTCGTGGGAGATTCCAGCCTCAAGCGTTACAAGGCCGACGGCGTTGGTGACCAATACCGCACACAGGCGCATCTCTACGCATGGGGCCTCATTCGCGAGGGAATCCTCATCGAGGATGTCTGCATCGTTTTCTTACCTCGTGGTGGCTCTCTGCGAGGATTGCATATCTGGTCCGAACCATTCAATATCGAAATCGCGGCAGCGGGAATCGAGCGACTTAAGCAAGCGAAGGAAATCGTGGCAGCGGGTGGCAGTAATGCCCTCAAGATGTTGCCAGCGACGGAATCGTTCTGCCATTACTGCTCTTACTACTTGCCCGGATCAACAGATGTCTCCGTCGGATGTCCCGGTGGAGATTTACCAGCCCAACCCAGAACAGAAAGAAGGTAAGCCATGTCAATATGGGACGAACCCGGCATGAAGGTAGGCGGTGACTACATCAAATTCGAGAATGTAGGCGACACCGTTACTGGTCAGGTCCTCTCTATCGGAGCACACAAGTGGGAAGACGGCAGCGTCTCTCCTCAGTTGGTGCTCTCAACAGCGGAAGGCGAGAAAACACTTACCGCTGGTCAAGTACGCCTTAAGGCAGCACTGGCTGAAAAACGTCCGAACGTGGGCGACACCATTACCATCACCTACGCCGATCTCGAGAAGCGTGCCGGTGGTAAGACTCTCAAGCATTTCGATGTGAAAGTTGTCCCCGGAGATGGCTTCATCACTTCTGCACCAGTAGCACCTGCCTCGACTGCTGGTGTTGACCCTGCGGTGCTTGCTGCACTTCAAGCCCAACTCGGCGCGAAATCAGCAGAACCGTTTTAACCCGAGACGCTGACATCTAGGGGGATGTCGGCAGCGCTGGATGGTTCGTCGGTTTCCTGTAGACATTCCCGACGCGAGGTTCGATTCCTTGCCAGCGCACGCAAGACCACTCGAGAGACAAGGGGCAAGAATGTTGCAATACGCATTTGGCGCGATTTATGCGCTGATCATCATCGGGGGAACTGTTGTGATTGCCGAGGGGATTTCCCGCAAGCGCCGACGGTACTTGGACGACAACCCGCGAGGGGCTAAAGGTCGGGAATCAGGATGCAACTGCGGATGTGATTGCTGATGCCTAGCTACGAATTCCAGTGCCAAATCTGCAATAAGACCGAAGAAGTTTTTGCACGATTTGAGGAGACTTTCACACCGCCTAAGTGTTGCGGCGCTGAAATGTCCCGCAAGTTTTCCGCGCCCGGCATCGTCTTCAAGGGTGATGGTTGGGCGGGTAAGTCATGATGATGCTGATGGTTATCTGGCTGGTTGTAATTGACACCGTTGGGATTGCCTTCGGCGTCTATGGATATTTCGCTGCAAAAAGAAAATGGGTCAAATGAACAAGACTCTGAAAATCGAGAAGCAAGAATCGCAACAACTTGGATTCCTTCAAGGTCTTCGCGAAGCCATCGAATTGGTTGGTGGTCGTGAATGGGAATTCAAGAAAGATAAGCACCCAAACGCAAAAGCAGATTGGCTCAATGGCGTCGAATACGGCTTCATTCTTGCCCTCGAGAGATTGGACAGTGTTGTCGATGAATTTCGCGGATCTTCTAAATGAGCAGATGAAGGACCCAGAATTTCGCAATAACTATTACAGCAAGATGATTCGGATGGAATATATCCAGCCCATTATCGACCGCTTGAATATGTGGAAAGAAAAGCCGGTGGAATATAACGCCGATTATGAGCTCGGCTTCGTCAACGCGATGGACATCGCCATCAACTTCGTCACCAAGCACCTGCCACCCGAAGCACCAACCGAAGACATTATTGAAGGGGAAATCGTTGACAATGATTGAGGCAGAACACTCGGAGAATTCCTTACCTATCTTTTCGGCGGCTCTGGCGTTCGCGGCGCACGGTTGCTC